AACCAGCGGCATGACTACACCCCGCAATCAACATATAATTTGCCATATAATTAAAACGCCTTTAAAATAATCATTGAATCGTTAAAACGACCCTTCGGTTGAACACCGACTGCTTTAATATCATCAAAGAATTTACGTGCCGCGGGCTTACTGCCCATAATTTCTTTTAATTGTTCTTTGGGTTTACGTAATGTCTTAATTGCACTCTTAGACTTGTCAAATCCATACAAAGTGTTTCCTTTAACAAACATTTCTCCACCAAGATCGTCTGCGATATAGTGATGAAGTTTTCTTTTAGCAGTATCATAGCACCATGCTTCTTTAGACAGATGCAACTCTGTGGGTCTAATGCTTTCTAATTTTAAGTTAGTTGTTTCGCATTCAAACCTTTTCTGATATTTTAAACTTCTAGTTGCTTTTTCAGGAGTGATAGGTTTAGTTTTACGTTTAGCCCTATTTTTAATTTTAAGGGCTTGATATGAATTTAATACTCCAATCATTGCATCATAGGCGCTGATAATACTTTTAATTTTTCTTTTATTAAAATGACTATATGCTTCAATTAATTGTTCATCTTTCCCTTCAATAACTTCTTTAAATTCTTTTTGTTCAAATGTATAACTTTCGACTAGTTGAGGGATATGATTTGGTAAAGGATTGTATGTGTTTAATATTCTTAGAATAGCAGTATTAAATTTAGCATCAACTTTTATTTCATCTTCAAACAGTTGATCCATAATGCCATCGATCTCTCCACCTGCTTCCATTAACTTGCCAAGCATGATTTCTTGTATAGAAGGACGATTGGGTTTGTCTTTTGCTTTTTCTTCTTTTACTTGAGCAATCTTTTTACCTTTCTCTAACCATTCTTCTTTGAGTTTGGCAATATGATTTATATGCCCTTCTGGCATGTAACCAACTCTATTTAAAAAATAGACTGATGTACCTGTAGAATTAAAGTTCCAGTCTGGGTTCCTAAGAATAATTTCGATTTCTTCTTCGGTGTAGCCAGATTCTTTTTTAAGCCAAGTCTTAAATTCAGTTAGTCTTTTTTTATCACTGATTTCTGTACGAATAAAGTACTGGCAGTCTTGGTATGCTTTTGCCTGGCCTTCGGGGTCTTCGATGTTTTTGTGTTTTTCCCAGTCTGGCTCAGGGGTCAGATAAACTGTTTTTTGCTTACGTCTAGCCATTTTGTCCCTTAATGAAATGAATGTTCATACTTAGTGTTCGCATTGTACATCAAATAATTTTTTAATTCAACCTCTATTTACCCAAATTCTGCGTCTCATTGTGTTGAGATAAATATATATATGCCAAGATTAAGTTTATACCGGGAACAGAAACAAAACGATTACCGTTTTTTAGACAGAAGTATTTCTGAGCAGTTGACTGTTGGCGGTACTGATCTCTATGTCCATAAGTATGCAGGCCCGATGGATCAAGGACCTTCTGCTGATTTTACACAACCTCAATATAGTTCTTTAGACCCAACAAATATACAAGATTTGTTGTTTTTAGAGAACAGAGACAGAAAATATGAAAAGGATATTTATCGATTACGGGGCCATTATAACGTACAAAACTTAGACTTTGATCTTAGTCAGTTTGGTTTATTTTTAAGTAATGATACTATTTTTATTAATGTTCATTACAATGACATGATCGATATCATAGGCAGAAAGTTAATGGTAGGTGATGTTATCGAATTACCTCACTTACTAGATTACAATCCATTAAACGATGATGCTACAGAATTTCCAGTAGCACTAAAAAGATTTTATCAAGTTACAGATGCTAACTATGGCAGTGAAGGTTTTTCACAAACATGGTACCCTCATCTATGGCGTATCAAATGTGAAAAATTAGTAGATAGCCAAGAGTTTCAGGATATCTTGCGTCAACCAACTGACAAAGACAATTACTTAGGTGATTGGGATAAAAACAAAACATACCCTGCAGGGTATACAATGACATTTGGTGACAAAAATTATATTGCATTACAAGAAGTACCTGCAGGAACAAAACCCGGTGATACTGATCCGGATCCGTACTGGGAACTGGATACAGGTAAAACACTTAAAGATGTTCTAGGTCGATATAATGAAAATATTAGAATCAATGATGCTAATTTAAAAGAAGCCGCACGTATTGTACCGAAGGCCGGGTATGATACATCTAATTTATATGTCGTACCTGGCTATGGTATCTTTGAAGCAAACGGTGTACCATCTGACAAAGAAAATCAACCCGCACCTCCTGTCGATGTACGTTCATGGATGCCCGGTAATAGCCCATTAACTGCTACTGGTGAAGTCATTACTATGAAAAGTGACAAATACAAATATGAATCTACTGGTATAAGAATACCAAAAGAAGTCATTGACGTAATGCAAGCCAAACATGGTGAACAAGATATAGACTTAGAAGCAATGATAGCAAAGTTTGTACAAGCAAACTTATCCATTGCAGTTGAAGCACCAGAAATGTCATCAACTGGCTCAGGTCAGATGGAAGGCACAAAATTATTAACAGTTAATATAAGTGGTCCTGTAACAGGTCCATATGGTACTGCTGATAACACTTACGCAACAGCAGATCAGGATCCTACTCAACCAGGCTTTACAGGTACAGAACCATATGGTCCAAATACAATGGACTATCGTGCTGATTGTGATCCTCGTTTTCAATACATAGCAAGATATACTCCTCGTGACTTTGGTTATACATCAGGTTACTTAACAGGAGAAGGTGCTCCCCCTAATGGACTCCCAGCAGGTGCAGGTATTTCGTTCCCGCAAAGTCCACAAGTTGGAGATTATTTCTTACGTATAGATTATACACCTAATGTGTTATATCGTTGGAACGGTACTTTATGGTTAAGAGTCAGTGAAGATGTAAGAACGTCTACAGGCTTTACTAGTGATGACACATCACAATTATCTGGATTCATTAATAATGATGATACGATATATAGTAACAACGATGAAGCAAACGTACCATCTACTCAAGGACTAAGTGGTATCTTAGATTTGGAACCAGATGACAATCCACCAAGTGACGGAACATAATGGCACAATATTTTTACGACAATCAAATAAGAAGATTTTTACTACAGTTTGCTAAAATTTTTAGCAACTGGTATGTGACTTCAGGTACTGATCCTAACGGCAATCCTATACTCGTTAGAGTACCTATCCAATATGGAGATGCAAGTAGACAAGCATCAACAATTATTGCAAACAACTCTGCAAGTAATTTACCTTCTGCACCTTTGATAACTTATTTTATTAATGGATTAGAGTATGATCAAAGACGTACACAAGAGCCTTACTTTGTAGAGAAACAAAATGTACGTCAAAGAGATTATGATCCTACTACAGCCGCTTACGGAGAGACACAGGGTCAAGCATTTACTGTTGAAAAGTTAATGCCAGTTCCATACACACTTAGATTACAAGTAGACTTTTGGACGACTAACTATCAACAAAAATTAGAATTGATTGAACAATTAGGAACATTATTCAATCCGTCATTAGAAATTCAAAATACTGATAACTTTATTGACTGGACATCTTTAACAGTTGTATATCAGGATGGACTTACATTCTCATCTCGTACTATACCACAAGGTACAGGTAATCCTATTGATGTTATGTCATGGAAATTCTACTTACCCATGTGGTTAACGACATCTGCCAAACTTAAAAAGTATGGTGTTATTAACAAGATTATCACTTCTATCTTTGAAGGTAAAACACAAGAAGATATGAAAGATGATGACCTGTTATTAGGTACAAGACAAAAGATATCTCCATATGGTTATCAAGTATTATTCATAGGTAATTCATTACAGTTATTACCGCAAGATCAACCAGATCAACCTTCTAACTTCTCATTAGATAAGCCAGTTAATCCAGACACTGACTTGTATTGGTCATCTATCTTAAACATGTATGGTGCATACCGAGGAGGTATTTCACAAGTTGCATTACAAAATCCATATATGGATACAGAGATTATGGGTACAATTGTTATTGATCCTCTTGATGATCGTTATCTAATTTATAATGTCGATGAAGATACATTACCACAGAATACATTAGACCCTGTAACATCAGTTATTAATCCTCAAGTATCAGGACCAAACAACGGACTCCCCGGGCCTATTCCTAATGTGAGATATTTGTTAACACAAGACATAGGTTATCAAACTTCATCATGGGGAACAATTATAGGTAGTCAGACAGGTACATCAACGTTACCTGAATCTCAAGTTGCAACAACAATGACCCCTGGTACACTGTATCAAATTGCTACTATAGGTACAACTGATTTTAGATACTATGGTGCTCCGAATAATAATATAGGCACCCAGTTCACAATGAATAATGTACAACCAGAAGGCACAGGTACTGTATACACTGTAGTAGAAGCAAAAGCAAATGACATTATACAATTTAACGCAGACATTATGACTTGGTTTGTTGCGTTTGATTCTGTCATCAATGAAGATGAACTTGAATATGTAACTAACTTAACTACAGAAATTCAATATCGTTGGGCGGCTACACCTTCTGATTCAACTCAGCCCGGTTTGCCTGCACAATGGATGAAGTCTTACGAAGGTTATTACAACGAAGGCGATTACAGTATAGTTATTTAAGAAGTACCCTGTCACCTACTAAATAATTGTATGGCGATTATTATAAATCAATCTGCTGGTATTTTCTTTTATTGTAAGTCTACCAAACGATCTCTATATCTTTTAAGAAACGAATCTAAAAA